CGCCTGGAAGGTCTCCCCGTTCAAGATGCCGCCAGACTGATAGCAGACGCCGACGCCGAAATCCCAGCCGCACTCGTTGTTAGGGCCAACCTCCCCGCACGCAACGGCGAGAGTGATTTCTATGTAGTCACCAGAGTCATCATCCTTCTCAAATCGACCAACTGCTGTACCGGAGATGGCGGCACTGGCATTCACCGTCATGCCTCCGATTGACGCTTCCACGTCAAATGTGATTCCGCTGCAAAGGTCAGGACAGATGCACTGCTCGCAGCAACACTCCTGCTCGGTGCCTAACTTGCCGTCGCGAACCAGCAACGCGTTGTTGGATACCGTGAGCCCCATAGCGTTACGTCGTGGCCGTGGCGCACGTGGTAATCGAAATCGTGAAGACGCTCGTGTGATTGGTGGATACCGCACCAACCATCATTGTGTGGAACTCCAAGGCAGAGGTCGTGAGCGTCGCAGCCGTCGCAGCCTGGACCGTATTCCATTGCCAGTTGACGAGATACCACGCAGAACCGTCACGAGCGATCGCACACTTGCGATTCACCGACTCTGGAAGATCAATGAGGAGGTTCGTCGCAAGGACCGTCACCTCATTCGGTCGGCTGACCACTGTCACGACCTTGGGTTCATTGATGGGCCATGCGCCAGAAAACTGTGCCATTCGCACAGGGGATCGCGTAAAGTCCACGCGGCGAAATGAGAGCGGGGCTTCGTCTCGATTACCGGCCTCGACCTTACGCACCGCGTCCGCGATCCGCTCGGCTGCATCCAGTGTGAAGATAGCCCGCTGCGCCACTGCTCAATCCTCAAGGATCTGGAGCAAGAGCCGAGAGTTCGGTGCCGATGCGGACGCCGCGTAGTTGCCGGGCGCAAGCCGCAGCCATGACGAGTCGCCTGGACGCAGCCTTACTGCATCAAACAGCGTGGTGCCGCTGATGCGACCAAACGAAACAACGGTGGTTCCTGTGGCATCTGTGACGAGCGACTGAGCCAAGCAAAAGCCAAGCGAGCTCGCCGACGCAGTGTTGATCAAGGTTGTGGTCGTGCCCAGATTCAGAGTGACCGACAACAGGCCGACTGTCGACATATCAAATGTCCGCTGCGAGACGAACAGATTCTGCTGCAAGGCATTCTTGCTTACATTCACACTCAGGCTGTACGTGACATCGGGCATGCGAGTCTCCTACGTTGTGCTCAATGGCGGTGGAACTGAGAAGTACTGATTGAAATCGATTGCCCGATAGATTCGCCGCGTGAGGATCGCAGGCGTTCCGAATGTCTGGTTGCCGCTGCCATCAAGACCCATCGGCACCGGGCTCGGTATCCACTCGGCGTTCTCGAAGTCAAACGTCATCGCCCGCCGCTTCTGACCGCCAGCCAGATAGTTGAAACCTACATCCGGCAGCAACAGGTTCCAGCCGCCCTGCCGGTACATGAGCGTGGTAGAGATTTCCCAGAAACGCACAACTGCCTTCGCGACGCCGCCACCGTCGGCAGGAACCGTGATTTCCTCATACTTCAAGGTGGCTGAAACGCCTTGGCACTTCCAGTGATGAGCCGGCGCGCCGAGCCAAGGCGATGAGTTGATGACGTTCGTAAGTGCCGCTGCCTGCGTAGCGGGGAACTGAATCCGGTTGCCAGTGACAGTGACTCGCGTCTGAGCCTCATCGACCAGAAGATTCTCAAAATAGTCGTAAGCCGAGTTTGTGAGCGGCTTCTGCGTGACGTTGCTGTTTGCGTCGTAATAGTACAACGCTGGCACCGCAACCCCTTGCGTCTCGAACGTCCAGATATCTGGGCGCAAGAGCGGATTGGGATCGAATGTCGGATCGACCTCGGGGTCGGGCTCGGCGTCACTAAAAGCCGACCCGTACTGACAGATCACCTCAACATGAAACCGATTGCCGTCGAGAGCCTCGTTGAACTCAATCTGCGTGCAGGATGCCCCAGTAAACTCAGGATGGTCTGAGCCAACCGAAACGCCGACCGCTTGCTGACATTCAGCGAAGGTCGTCGTGGTCGGATTGCTCACCACGCAGACGAATCTGCGACTGAGGTCAGGAATGCCGCCGAGCTTCAAGGTGCCGCTTCGTGGCAGTTCGTGATGCGAAACCACACTCATGGCGTATTCCCCAGGAATGAAACTGTCGTTGCCACGCCTTGCTGGAGATAGCCGAGAGCCTCCGGTATCAGACGCTCCGAGAGGGCTCGCAGGAGCTTCAGTTGCTCCTTCTGCACTCGCAGTTGCTCTGCTACGCGAGGATCAAACGCATTCGCGGCCGTAGCCAGAAACGCCTGAGCTCCCTGCGTAGTTCTGATGTCACCGCCGGAGATGGTCTGCTGGCCGACCGAGTTGAGTTGACGAATGATCGACGCCTGCCGCTCGAACTCAGCCTGCTGCTGCTTGGCTCGCTCCTCGAAGGCTTGACGCTGTGCCTCCAGTGCCTGCTGGGCCTGCTGCTGCTGCTGCTGGGCGTATTGCTCGGCCTGCCGTTGCTGATCGGCTGCCGAGCGTTCCTGCTGCTGCGCGATGTCGGCGAGTTGTTTTTGCTCTTGCTCCCGCTGGGCCGCCCTCCCATCGGCGATCTCCCGCTCCTTGTCGGCGACTTGCTCCACCAGTTGCAGGCGTTGCCGCCCGGCTTCAGCCGCCGCAACATCTCCAGCGGCCTTCGCGGCTGCGATTTCTTGATTGATCCGCAGCACTTCCTGCTCAATCGCCGCTACGTTCTGGGCCGCCGTCAGCCTCGCTTGATCGCCGCCGAACTGCTGAAGGGCAAGCTGCTGGTCGATGAACTGCGAAACTCGCTGACGCTCGGCAGCAACCTGACGCTCGACTTCCTGCTCTGCGGCAAGCCTCCGCTGTCGAGCCTCTGCCTCTAGCCTCTCCCGTTGGGCTACCGCCTCGGCAGCCGCCTGGGCTTCCGCCTGCCGCTGCGCTAAGGCACCAGTAGCAATGTCCGATTCGCGAGCAGCTACTTGATCGAGCACCGCCAGCCTGCTGGTCAACGCATCAACTGTCGCACGGTCTCCATTTGCTCGGGCCTCACGTATCCGCAACTCGACCCGCTCGAACTCATCGTTGATCCGCAGGAGATTTTCGGCCGCCTGGGCGCGACCCGAGTCACCCGCGAACTGCTGCTGAACACGCACCGCTTCTAAGTTAGAGTCGATGATTCGCTGCACCGCGTCGGCTTCAGCTTGGGCACGACGATCTGCTTCCTCGGCCAGCCGGCGGTTTTCATCGGCGACGCGTCGGGCAACGTCAATCTGTTTCTCAAACTCTGCCGTAGCGTTCGCGACGCCACGCGAGTACTGCTCGGCGTTGAGCTCCCCGGCATCGGCTTGCTCTTGAAGGTCAGCGAGAGCCTCTTGAAACTTCAAGGCAGCATCGAACCCGGCCTGACCGAACTCTCCAGCCTTGGCGATTGCGCCGTCTAATCCCTTCTGAGAGTCGGCGAATGCCTTGCCCAGTGCCGTGACTTCTTCTGTCGTGCGAGCCACCGCATCGGCAGTTTGCTGCGTAACGGTCGCCGCCTCTTCCGCCGTTGAAAAGAATGACCGAAAAAAGCCGACGGTGCCATTCACGGCGTCGCCGAATGCCCCGAAAACTGAGCCGATTGTGCTGAGAACTGGCCCGAGCACAGTGCCGATCGCTTGGGCTACTGCGGTGACGATGTTGATGAGACCGCTGAATGCTTTTGCAACACCTTCAATCAAGCCAACAAACGGCAAGAGCACCGACTGACCAAGCCCCTTGACGGCGACGCCGACTTGATCAAACGCGGCCCCTAGGCTGTCGATGTTGCCGCGATCCGTTTCACTGAGTGCAGCCCCAAAACGCTGCATATCGTTGGCCGCGCCGCCTATGTTGTTGAAGAACGGAATGAGATCCGCCCCCGCCCGGCCGAAAAGTGCCGTCGCCGTGGCAGTGCGTCGGGCAGGGTCTTCAATACCCGCGATCGCCTGACCGATTCGCTGATACTGTTGATCTGGCGAGAGTGCCTGAAGTTCTTCGACCGTGACGCCAATCTGCGAGAGAGCCTTCTGTGCCGCCTTGCTTTCCTCATCCACACCAAGCACTGACTTCTGAAGCCGGCCGAACGCGGCACTCACCGCGTCGATGCTTGTGCCACTGCGGTTCGCAGCCTCCTCCAGCGTCTGGATGAACTCGAACGAGACGCCGAGTTTGTCGGCGGTATTACCGAGCTTCTCGACCCGATCCTCTAGGGCCAGAAGACCACGCACGACTGATGATGCCCCTGCCCCGAGGGCGGCGATACCAGCCAAGGCGGCTGTTGTTGGCGTGATGAGGGACGTGAAGGATGTCGCCAGATTGCCAACACCAGACCGTAGCCCACCTGCGAAGATTCGCGACAATCCCTCGCTCGCACTCGCGATGCCCGAGATCCGCCCCGCGATGTTGCCCAGTGGGCCGGGCAGCACAGCGAACACACCGGAGAGCTCGTTGAACTTGATTGCGGTATTGTCGGCCGCAGTCTCGATCTCTTTCTGCTGCACCGCGAGACCGCGAGCCGCACGCTCGGCGTCAGTGAGCCCCTTGGCAGCGTTCTCCGTTGCCCGGCCGTAAGTCTCCAGCGAGATGCGTCCCGCGTTCACCTGCTCGTTTAGTTCCGCCTGGGCACGATCGAATCGCTCAAGCGGCGAAAGATTCGCCTCGGTAATGCGGGCCGCACGCTCAAACGCTGCGGCTTCATTGTTGACTGCCTCGGTCAGCCGCTCAAAGCCGGCCGCAAACTGCGTTGCTGCTCCCGGCCCGCCATCGCGGAGCGTATTGATGAGACCTTGGGCTTCCTTCTCAAACCGAGCCTGAGCCGCTGCCGCCGCTTCACTGCCGCCCGAGAACTTGGCGAACTGCCCGGTGAGCTTGTCTGCCTGATCGCCGAGACCGACCAGTGCGCGCTGCACCGGGTCCAGCTTGAGCCCGCTGGCGTCAGCCGTAACCCGTAACGCCAGTGAGAGGATGTTAGCCATCGCCGAGTTCCTGCCGCAACTTCATCAACGCCGCGTAGTCCTGCTCTGGGTGACTCGGTGGCCTGACGAGCGGCACAAAATCCGACGGCTTTGGCACCGCCCCTTCTTTTGAATAAGGAGCGAGGATCGATGACACGACAAGTCCGGTCTGCTGCCACGGGTCCGGCAGTGCTTGGAAGTATCTCGTGTAGGCGATCCACTCGGTCAACTCTCGCGAATCCATGCGTGAGCACAGTTCACGAACCGTCATCCCGAGATGCCCCGCCAAGGCAAACAGAAACCTGCGCCCTGGTGAGACGTTTAGGATTTTCCCAACTGCTCGACATCACCCTCCGTCATGTTGTTGTGCCGCATGGCAACGTCAAACAGCCGGGCCATCACGCTGCCACTCTTGTTCGCGAGTGCCGATACCTGATCGCGAGTGAACAGCAACTTGCCTTGCTCGTCGCACAGCACCCGAGCCAGATACTCAGTCCGAAAGTTCTCGATGCCCGTTTCACGCTTGCCCATCCAGAGCCGCTCGTAGGAGTCCCGCTCGCCCACGCTCATCACGCGACAGTAGACGCACGGCTCTTCGTCGCCTGCCTTCCACTCCTTCGGCCGCCATTCGGGCACGACAACCTTGTGCAGTCCGGTGTCATCAGCAGCGAGAATCTGTTCCGCAGTCAGTGCCATCATTCCTCTCCTGAGTCTTCGGGATCACGCACCCGTAGTACTCATCACCCTAAGCGTGTACGCAAACCTCACCGCGTCGTTCGCCTCTGCCTCTGCGGTCCTACCTTGCAGAACGCAGTCGCGGTCAAACAGGAGGGCAGTCGATGCGCCGGCCGGTGCCACGATTCGCAGGCGGCGACGCACGCCGTAGTCGGACGATGGCACGGTCGCCGTCGAGAACGAGAAAATCTCGACGGTCCCGCCTTCCGACGAGAACGTGCCGTCGCGACTGAGCGGAAGCTCACCACCCTGCGTCGCTGAAAACTGGCTCACCTCTAGGAGTGTTGATGCACCCCAGGTGAAGGTCATGCCCTGAGCAGGGATCGCCATCGTGGCCCCCTATTGTCAGGTCAAAGACCCCGTACGCACGAGAGTGAGAACACCCTGCCCACGAACCGCATCATTGGTCGCGAGCGTCAGCGTCGAACTGGCAACCGTCGCGAAGAACGCCGTGCCGCCAGCCCCGACTGCACCGATCAAAGCCGTACCGCCGATCGCGATGTAGACCGTAGCGGTCGAGCCGTCGAGCAGAATGCTCCTGCCGATGTAGTCGAACGTGATCTGCCGACCAGATCCCCCATCGTCAGCGGGCACGACCAGGGGCGTGCTGAGGGTCGCGGCCAGTTCGCCAGAAGACTGCCCGAGGTGCGCGACGTTGATCGTGGAGTCTGCCCCGGCCGCCGGATTCGTGTTCGAGATCACGATATTCGTGACCGTGTACGCAGCCGCGCCGAACCGCAGAATCGTCCCAGATCCATCGTGTGGGGTGGGGAATGACACGGGCTATATCTCCTGCCAGAGAATGGTGTAGGTCTGCGTCACGCTGTAAACGGCGGGTAACTCGCCACCGGCCAACTGTACGAACCCGTCGCTCTCATTGAGCAGCGACACGTTGCGAACCGAAATCCAGTTTCCCAAGGCACCGTTGAAACCATCCAGTGTCTGGCGGCAGCGGTCAGCGAGCTCCCTTACTGCCTCATACGTCGTGGCGTACATATCCACGGCCAGAGTCACGGTCGCGATTCCCGCCGGCCCTGACAGGGTGGCTTCCCGCTGCACCGCCTGCCGCCGCCATGTCACGAACGGCAGGGCTGCCGAGGCGGGTGCGATGACAGGGTAGACCCGATCGCCAGCCAAGTCGGCCACGAGCGGGGCGGAAGCCAGGGCGTCAGCGAGTAGACGTTCGGGGGATTTCACGCTCATGTTCCGATGGTTCCCGAGGATCGCTGCGAGAGGGTGTCGAGGGCTTGCTCCAGCGACAGCCGCAGTTCCCGCTGGAGGATCTCGGCGACGGTGGGCTGCGTGCGCGCCCAAGCGGTCTTGAGGGGCGGCTCACCGCTTCCGCCGGGATTCATTGCCGGAATCGTGATCGGAGTTTTGCTTTTACGAAAAAACGCATTTGGATATCCCGGCTCGGTCTGAACACGACCATCGTCAGTGCGGATCATCTTGAATGGCCCGAGCCGGTTGAAGCTCGAAGCGATGTATCCGCCTTGCCCCTTTTGCACGATGTGCGGACGAACCTCAACCGCAGGGCGTCCCTTGACGCGACGCAGATGCCCCTTTCTCCCGTAGGGCTTGTTCGAGAGCGTGCTGACTTGCCGGGCCTGCGTCCCCTCTTCCAGCCACCACTGGTGGAACGCTCGGTCCGGGCCGGATCGCACGGTGCCGCCTGCCGCACTCTCCGAGCGAGCAAGCCCCGCCCGGCGAAAGCCCAGCACCGCGACGGCCGCCCCATCTCGCGTGTAGGCGATCACCTTCTTCGCCACCGCCCG